AAGCTTTGAACCAATAGGTGGTGAAACGTTAGCTAATTCTAATAAGGTATATGCATGATCTCCTGTAAAACCTTTTGCTTCTTCAAAATTGTATCTTCTTATAGCATTTTTTAATGTTGCCACTACGGCTCCTGCTAAACCACTACCTCTTAAAATAGTATCAATCATACTATTTATAATTCTATTATATTTATTATTTTTTTGCTTATCGTATGCTTCTTCTTCTTCTTCAGGATCAAACTCTGGTAATAATGCAAATAAAGCATTTTGTAATCCAGCAAATATTAAGTTTTGTATAAATCCATAATATAATATTTTACTTACATTTGTTTTCCAATCACCTCTACCATTTATTAAATCTTGTCCAGCTTTTTTCATTAACCTGGTATACTGCATTGGTGTATTTTGAAATGATAATATGAATCTACCTAAATGACCAGCCTGTTGTTTTGAAATAAGCATTGGATCACCTGATTGCTGTGTTTCATCAGATATAGCACTAAAATCTTCAAAAGCTTTTGCTCTCGCGTCTTCATAGCTCATTCCTTGCTTTTGGTATGTATTTGTTCTATTAATTAAAAATGTAGCACCACCAGTTGCAATAGCAACACTATCTGCTATTTGTGTTGGTGTAAAACCTATTTTTAATAAATAAGATATAGCTGCTTGAACTTTGTTAGGTGAATTTTTAGCTTGATTAGCAATTTCTTGTTCTTGTACATCAGACTTTAAACCACCTCTTCTTTGTTTTAATTTATCTGAATTAAATATTTCAACCCAAGCTTTCCAATATGCTGGTTGATTAGCAAATGCTTTTGCAGCCATTAATGGGTTATTATCTGACCAGTTTGTAAAGTTAGCAAATGAAATCATCTGTAATAATGCTGATCTTCTGTTAAAGAACATTATTGTACCTACAGAGTTGTTTACCCAGTTCAACCAAGCTGTTGTTTGTCTATCCCCTGTGCCTGGTGGTCTATTACTACCAGACTTCATTCTTCTAATTATATCCTCTAATGCTTCTCTATGTCTAGAACCATATAATGCTTCAATCTTATTTAAATTTTGTTTATCAAATATTATATCAACATTTTCAATAAATTCTTGTAAATATTCAGCTCTATTTACATTTTGGTCCATGTCATTCAAATCTTTCAATATACTACCCGCATCCCAATATGGGTCTGGTTTAACCCAAGAGTCTTTCTTACTTGCAGCTAATAAACCATCAGCGAATCCTTTATAATTTTCGTTATTATTAATTGTGTCTGTTAATAACTTTAAATCTCTTTTAGATATACCAGGAACTTCATTACCAGATTTTTCATATAAATATGCTCTTATAGCTTGGTCTAATGTAAATCCAGTCTTACCTATTTCTTTATTTAAAGATTTTTTAACCTCAGGATACATTTGTAATAATCCTCTATAATCATTTTTTAAAGCTTGTCTTGCACTTTCCATTGCAGCAACACCTTTTATATAAGGTTTTACTAAATTATCTTCAAAAAACTTTTGATCTGCTTCTCCTTGTTTTCCTTTTCCTGCAAATGTATATGATGTTAAGCCTCTAAAATCTTCAGCTGTAGCTGGTAAGAAAAATTTTAAAGCACCTTTACCTGCTCCTTTTTTTCTTGCTACTATTTCAGAATATGTTGCTTCTGCTTTTACACCTTTTTGCCTAGCAATCATATTATTAATTTCTTTACTTAAATCTAACCCTTTACTTTCTTTTACAGTTGATTCTTTAGGTTGTTTAGGCTGAGCAACAGCATCTTTTACTGTAGGTTGATTTTTTAATTTAGATGAAGCTTCATAATCTTTACCAATTATTTCACCTGTTTTAAGATTTTTTATAGAAACTATACCGGGTTTATTTTTTGTAAAAGCATTATAATAATCATTAGTTGCAGGCGTAATACCAGGTTTGTAATCAGGTATTGTGCTTTGACCTAATCCAATTTTTCCTATTACTTTATCCATTGTTACTGGTATAATAGAAACTTGGTAATCATTTTTCAAAGCTTCAATATTTATATTTTTATCGCCTAATACTTCACTTTTAAAAGCTAATGCCATAACAACCCTTGCTGGTGGTCTATGTTCATATCTGTAATCTGATGGTATTTTGGAAGGTAAAACAGTACTAACATTAAGTACTGGAGCCGCAACTCTTAAAACAGTATTTGTACCAGAATTCATAGAGGCTAAAGTTAATGCTTGGACATGGGAAGGTTGATTTTTCAAACCTTTTATTAATTTCATCATAAAATCCCAAGCCTTACCAGCTATTTCAATTTCTTTATTTATATCTAATGTTCCGTCTAAATGCTTTTGTTCTACCTTAGCAGTAGCTGTAAATTCTCTAGGTAAAACAGTACCATCCTTTAATATTATTTTTGTTTTAGTTACTTTATCAATATTAAAACCAGCTTCATTAAGTGAACTTATAACATGCTTTTGATTATAAAATAAATCAGCTCTACTTACTTTACCAATCACGCCTTGTCTTTCTCTTCCAATTTTGCCAGAATTAGCAAATGTAGGGGAAAAGAATGCTATAATTGTTTGTACATCTTCTCCTTTTGCTTGGTCTATAACATACTGTTGTGTATCAGCTACATATACTTTATTATCATTTAATACTGGAATAGATGCTTCTGCATTTGTAATTTGTCTAACTGTTTCATTAAAATCTATTTGGCTTCTAATATCTTCTAAATATTCCGGCAATGAACTGTTATCTTCTTTTAATTGAACTTTAATAGACTCAACATCACCATAATTTTTTAATTTAACAAAAAATTGTTTTGCAATTTCTTTTTGTAACTTATCTGGGTATGTTTCTAAAAAAGATTCTTTATGAAATCTATATATAGTGTTTTCTCTATATTTTCCTTCAGCAGCCGCCATTTTATTTTTAAAATCAGCCCAGCCTTGTGAGCTAGTATATCTATCCATTTCGCTTGGCGTAAAACTGGCTAAGCCTTTACTTTCTTTTACTGTACCTCTATCAATATCTTTTCTTACTTGTTGAGCAAAATTTTCTACAATTTCAACACCTAATCTTGCTTGATTTTTTATAAGTTCTTCTGCAATAGGGCTGGTTAAATCATTCAACGCATCGTCTATTAATTCAAATGATATTTCTTCCGCCATCATTTTTGACCATGATTCTTTTCTGCCTCTTATAATCTCCGTAGCATTACCATCATTGTCAAATTTAAACATGTACGACATAAATTGCTCGTCAGTTACTTTTTGAGCTACATTTGGTTTTCTTTTTATAAATTGATTACCTGATGTTTGACCTGTGCCTAAAGTTTTTACTCTATCTATTTTTTTACCTTGCCAATCATTTATAAAATTTGGTTTAAAAACTTCTACTTTTTTATTTGTTGTAGGATCAATAACAAATTCTCCTGTATATTTTCCGCCTACAGATTTTTGAACAGCAAAAGGCATCGCTTTAGCAAGCCAAGTTGTAGGTGCATTTTCTAATGTGGCTTTTTTAGATTTTAAAAATACTTTTTCTAATCTTTTATTTTGTAATCCACCAGCGTCTTTTTTAATTATAATATCAGCTTGTTTACCCATTTCAGTTTTTATTTCTGATATAATAGGTTTAACAGTTTGATTTATTGTGGTTGGTGCATTTATTTTTGATTTTAATACTCTAACCGTAGATACTAATTTATTTTTAATTTGATCAAGTGCTGATGTTGAAAATATATTACTTTTTGAAATAGTTTTATATGTTGGTTTTTCTTGTTGCTTAGGTGCTGGGCTATCTTCAGTAGTTCGCTTTTCTAGTTTTTCAATTGCATCGCCTTCTAATCTATTTAAGTATTTAGGAGATATTGATTCTCTATCTGCTTTTAAAGCATCTAATAATCTTTTTCTTATTCTATCATTTAAAAATCCATAAACTTGGCCTATGCCTTTAAATGTTAAATCAGGATTATTACCTTGTTTATTTTGATCTAATACCCTAAGCTGAACGTCAGATATTAATTCTTCTTTTGTGTTATTATCGAATGTAGCAGCTAAGTTATTGATCTGAACCTCTATCATTGTAGGTAATGCCTCAAATACTTCTGGCTTAGTTCTTAAATCTACAGTATTATTTCCGTCTTTTAAATTATTTAATTTTTTAACTGTATTTTCAAATTCTGCTTTTGAAACACCTTTACTTTCTTTTATTTCAGTGCTCTTATCTTCTTCTGGTGCTCCAGCTGTTTGTGCTGTAAAAACTCCTTCTTGCCAGCTACTAATAAAATCATAAGCATCTTGGGGTGATTCAATTCTAAATAAATAAGATTGATCACCATTAAATTTAGTTAATAAAGAATTAACAAATTGTTTTGCACTATAAAAATTAAATTTATTTTTTGGTAAAATACCTAATAATTGCATTTCAGCAATTAATTGCAACATTTCATCTGCAAAAATAGTTTCTGATGCTTTGCTATACTGTTGCATTCTTGAAAGAAAATTTTGATAATTTTCTTTTGTTATTTCCCCATTTCTAAATCTTTGTTCAATGTCTGATGAAATTTCATCTGCTAAATTTTTAGCTTCTTCCGATAATTTACCATCTTTTATTATACCAGCTTTTCTAGTTTGTATGTGACCTACTTCGTGTATTGGGCTAACCGAAAATACGTCTGCCATCATGTCTAAGCCTAAAGCGTAAGCGGCCTGGATATTTACAGGAACATTGTCTGTAAATACTATTACGTCATTATTTTCATTCATTGCATTAGCCCCAGACTCTTTATTCTGTATTGCTAATGCATTTTTTTCAATTCTATCTAAAACTTCTTGAGGATATTCATTTTTCTTTTGAGAAATAAATTCTTGATAATTATCTTTGTTTATTTCAAATAGATTAATACCTTTTAAATTTTTAACTAAATTTGTTGAACCAAAAAATCTAGACATTTGTAATGCTACATCTAAATCTTTAAATTTTTCAGTAGGCTTACCTAATATTTTTTGATTTATATCAAATAATTTTTGAGCTTTACCTTTTATAATTCCAAATCTTTGCTTATCATATTCAGTTAACTCAACTTGATTTCCAATTTGCTCAGCTTCTCTTCTAAGCTCTCTTATTCTTTTACCGTTTTCAAAAACTGCTTCAATTTCATCATTGGACATTTTACCAGCTTTTAAAATAATATTAGTGTTTATTTTTTCTAATTCTTTTAATAAGCTATTTCTTTGCCCTAATAATTGTCTACCTTCTTTTGACCTAAGATCTGTTTTATTTATTTTTTCTTGTAGAAGCATTAATTGGTCTCTTATTATAGCCTCTTGCTTTGCTTCACTTCTTAATTTTAATTCATTACTAACAGCGGTATATACATTAGGTGTGGCCATTGGTCCATATATAGCTAAAGATGTTGCCGCAACATTTCTAAAAAACTCAGGGTCTAAACCGTCAATTAAAGTTTTTTCTTTTCCTAAAACTACAATATCTGCAAAATTTTGTCCTATTTTAGTTACTGTTTCTTCTACAGTTTCTACGCCAATTCCTGTTGTTCCTGCTGATGCAATACCTAACCCTTGTGATGTGGCTCTAGCAATAGATGGTGGTAAAACTTTTTCTAATTTTGTAAGACCAACACCTTTTGATAATTTTTGAAAGTTTTTTATAACACTTAAGGTACCAAATCTTTCAGCTAAAGAAGCTATACCTCCATAAGTATAAGCATTAAAGGCTTTTTGAAATTGAGAATATTTTAATAAACTTTTTTGGTTATCAATTTCTTTTAATAATTCATTTCTTTTTGCAAGGTTTGTTTCATCTTTTAGTGCTTCTTCTAAATCAGCAATTACTTTTGGGGCTTCTCTTTGACCAATTTCTAAATTAGATAATTGTTGTCCAGCCTCCATTGTAAAGAATACACCTGTTGAAACATTGGCAGCTGTTGCTAAAGCAGACGCACCACCAACACCAGCAAAACCAGTACCTAATGCTACTAATATAGATGGGCTATTATTAATTAAAACATCACCCCAATACCCTTCATCGCCATATCTTGCATCTTGTGGAAATTGTGTTTCTTTTTTCTTTCTTAATTTTTGATTATAATTTATAGCAGCTGTTTTATTATCTAATAAATCTTGATACCATTTTCTAGATTTAGTTGGTGATATGTTCATAAACATAGCTAAGTTACCTAAATCTGCTGCAACAGTAGAAGTTAACATAGCTGCACTACCTAAAAAAGATTCTTCCATAACAAGAGCCAGCTTGTCCATCTTATCATAGTTTTTAGATAAAGAGCTTAAGGCAAAATCAATATCAGTTGATTGTATTAGAGCATCGTTTAATTCGTCGTATTTATTTTTTGCTTCCGCAATACTTGAATTTAAATCTTCCCATTGTGCATTTATAACATCTTCTGTATATATACTATCAAATTTTTCTATATCTTCTACTAATTGATTTCTTACTGCTATTTGTTCCTGTTCATTTTCAAAAACATTATTTTTTACCGATGTATTAAACCCTTCTATTCTTTTTTCTAATTCTGTTTTTCCATTAACAAATGATTGCCAGTTTGCGGCTTTAGTGTCAACGCCTTTTACAAAATCATCATATTCTTTAGTTTTCTTTTTTAACTCTTGATTAAATTCGTTTTTTATTGAAGAATAATCAGGATTTAAATCTTTAGGTGTTAATCCTCTCTTTTTTAATTCTTGATTCCATTGCTCTTCATTGCCATAAAATTCATCTTTTTCTTTTTGTAATTTTGTAGCTCTTTGAAGCTCTTTAATTGCTTTTGTTTCAAGCTCTCCTTCAAATAAATAAGGTTCAATAAATTTTCTTTCATTTTCATCAAGTCCTCTTAGATATTGATCAGATTGATAATTTTTTTCTTTTAAAACAGCTGTTTGCTTTGATTTTTCATCAATATCATCTAAGCTAAAATAACCCCCTATATTTTCTTTATTTAATTTAACCCCCTCTTTTTGTGCTTTATTAACTATAGATTTCCATAAATTATATTTTTTATCATCATTAAAATTATTTTTTAAATCAGTTTCGTAATCATTTACGTACTCTCTTGCTTGTGTTGGAACACCGTTTACAACTTTTGGTTTCCATTTTCTATCTATTTTAGGATTAAAATTATCATCTAAATTAAAATATTCTTTAGCAATTAAATCTTTTGTAGTCTCAGGAGTTATCTTGGATAAATTATCTTGAATGTTTTTTGCTTGTTGTTCTTTTTCAGTAGCAAATTTTCCTTTAGGCGCTTCTACAACAACTTCATCTAATTGTTGTACAGCTTCAGGTTTCGTGTCGTAGGTTGGATCCCATTCAACGCCATCAGTATTATATATAGTGGCATTTTGGGCTTTAGCGTACTCCTCAAATGTGCCATACTCATTATTATAGTCGGCCTCATTAATTCGTATGAGTTTTTCTTCGCCAGCTTTTAAGGCCTCCTTATCCAGAAAAGTTATATATCTATTCTTTGGATCTGCCATGAAATTTTATTTAAATTTATAATCACCTCCAGTCATTAATTGGTTAGCGGTATTCGCACTTTTTACTACAGGCATTGCTTCAACACTTACAAGCTCACTTGCCTCACCATCCCATCTATGTGCTACATAACCTTTTTGTTTTTCATCATATATATACATATAATCGCCACCTCTAAATTGTGGTTCTGACCCAAAAGAAACTGTATTACCTGTCTCACTTCCTAGTCTTTGTTTTATGTTATATTCTTTCTGCCCTTGCCCATGTACATTTTTTAAATGTCCTATTATTTCATCAACAACCGCCCTCTTTTTTATTTCATCATCATTTTCATTAGGGTATTGCTTTTTTAAATTTGAAAGTTTTTCGTCTGTAATTGCTTCTTTAAAATTTAAACCTGAAATCATAGGATCTACTATTAATGAATTAACACTTCCGGGATTGTCGATGCTTTGATTTAATTTAGTTTTTAATATATTTACATCAGCATCTGTTAAAGGTTCATTTCTTCTGCCTTTATTAATATAAGTTTCAGCGTAATCATTAATTGTTAATGCTGTTTTGCTGTCTTTATAATAAAAGTCATCAAGCTCCTCATGCTCAACTCTGCTACCATCTGGTAATATATAAACTGGTTTACCTGAATAATCATTAAATTCTAGTTTATAATCATTGCTCATTAAAACCCCTTTTATTTTTTCTAATTTATCTTTAGGCATGCTACCAGATATATTATCTAGATTGTCTCTAAATTCTTGTGCTAACTCAACCTTTTTACTTAAATATCCATTGGCTGCTTTTGCGCTATTTTGTATTTGGCTTATTTGCTGTTGTATTTGTCTTTTGCCTTCATCATCTGCATATTGTAATTCATTATGTAAATCAGCAATTTGATTTTTTCCAGTTTGAAAATAATCCTGTAGCATTGGCGCTTCATTTTCAGCAACCTTAGTTACATCTGGCATGTACTCTAATTGAGAATTTAATTCCTGTTTTATTTTTTCTGTTTCAGCCGCTTCTTTTTGCATCATACCTAATAAACCACCTACATTAACCTTAAAATCTTTAAGACCTGTAAATTTATCTGCAGCCATTCCAGCTCCTGCTATTAAACTGCTTCTAATAGACGCACTTTGATTTGTTTTTGTTGCCATATTATTCTCCTAATAAATTTTCCATTGGACCTGCTAAAGGGCCTTTACCATCTGCACCAGCTGCAATACCAGCTCCAGCTATATCGCCAATACCCCCAAGTAATTGTGATTTTGCTTCTGCCCTCGCTTGATCTGCTGCTGCTTTTCTTTGCTGAGCCATACCTAATAAAGTTCCTTGTTTATCAGCTTCTCTTTGCTGAGATACTTGTTCACCTGCAGCAATCATTGATTGTCTTTTAAATTCACCCTGCGCGGCTAATTGTTGATTTTGTGATTCTTGTTGTGCAAGACTTGCAGATGCTTGTTGTGTTGCTTGAGCTTGTGAATTAGCCATTGATTGTGCTAATGCGGCAATTCCGCCTCCACCTGCGGCTGCGGCCATACCACTCATAATATTTGCAGCATTTTGTGAATTTTGTTGTGCTGCAAAATCAGCTGCTTGAGTATTAACAGTTAAATTTTCATATGGATTAGTCATATTAGCATACGGATTAGACGTATCTAATTGTTCATATTTTTCTTTTCTTTGAGCAAGTTCAGCAGCTGCCGCTCTTTGTTCTCTTCTCCTTTTACCTCCTCCAAAAAGGGAGCCTACTGTTTTAATAACACCACCGACCGCTTGTGCCGCCGCTGCTGCCGCCATTATTGGTACTGCCATAATTTCTTTATTTATATATTATAATTACATATTAACTACTTATACTAATCTCAGAACCAACTGAGTACAATTCTTTAAAATCTGTAGATATATTCGTCATTTTTGTTTCTGCATAATATCCTAAAATACCCGATGTATTGAATTTAGCATCTTTACTATAAAACATATACGCGGACGCTTGTGGTACTTCTGAACCATCTACAATAGTAATTGTTTTATTAGTTTTGTTTATTGCTGTTATTTTACCTAAATCTTGTTTATTACTTGATGAATCTACATAATATAAATTATCACCAATTTGTAGATCATTATTTAAATTAAAATTAAATGTAAATATTCTGTTTCCACTATCTGTTGTTTGTGAAGTTAGATTGCCTAAACCTTGTACATTTAAAGCTTTAGTATCTAAAGTGTTTTCATTCTCAGTAACACCAGATATATAGTTGTAATATTTACCTTCTTTTTCAACAAACGAAGGTACTGAACCATCTTGCTTATCGGTGATGATACTAGCGCATGTCCAATCTGAACTACCTTCATAATTTAATGTTCTAAAGTTTTTAACATTTGCAGGTGCTTCATTAAATAAAAACGTAACTTCAGGGTTTGTTTTTACACCGTAAAAAGTATTTCTTACTCCTGATTCACTGTGATGTTCATATAAGCTACCATTTTTAAATGTGTAATACTTGTTATTTATACTCAATCCGCCTTCTGGTAAAAATGATTTTCTACTTGACCAACCGTTTATTGATTCAGAATATGAAACTGTGGTTGCAACACCTGTAGGTAATGAAACATTATATTGATTTTTAACTTCGTCGTATGTTCCAAATATTCTACCGTAATTAGAATTTGAAACTTGTGCTCTTAAATTATCTTTAAAATAATCTTTCATTCCGTAATTTGAAACTTCAGTAATTCCGTCTGCGGATAATCTTAAAACACATCCTCTTACTTTATCTACAAAATAAGATCTATATGTGAAATCTACAAAGCTTTCGGGATTTTGGCAACCATATGATCCAAATGTTGCGGGTATAATAGCTTGACCTAATACCCTATTGCTAGCAATTAATTGTGGATTACCATCTGCATTAAATACAGCATCTTTATTTGCTAATATTTTTATAATTTTATCTTCACATAATGCTAATAAATCTGTATCCCTTCCGTAAAGCTTTTGTATGCTTCCATATTCTGGATTTAAATCTTTTGTAATTTTATCAGCTATAATAAATTGATTTAATCTATTAATACCTGTTTTACCGTTATATACTTGTGAATATATTAATCCAGATTTTAAAACTTCTTCTTGATAATTGTCTTCAAATACAGTTGAAACACGAACGCCTTTACCTAATGCTGGTGCGTTATAATCGTCTCTTATAACAAACGATTCAACACCATTACCAAAGCTATAGCAGTTATGATATTCTAAGCTTCTAGGTGTAGATAATCCAGTCATAGGAAATACCTCTTGCGTTTCGTAGTATATATCAATGTCTACATCATCTTGTGGTTCAACTTCAAATATCGGAGGGTTAATTATGTTTATTGATTTATTAAGATCAAAATCAAAAACAGTTGCATATGAGTATCCTCTGCTTATTGTGCTTTGCTGACTTGATTGATCATTAAATGTAAGATCATAATCTAGTGCTTGATCTAACTTTATAAAATATAATCTACTACCACCCGAATAATCTATTTTTAATATCTTTTTTATTTTATAATATTTTTCGTCAAACCACCTGGTTGTGCCACTATATTTAAAACCACTAAAGCGCATATAATTATCCGCTTTTAAACTTTTTATAAATGGATGACTGCCATAATTACTATTATCATCATTTAATTTTCGTTCTGTTTCTAAAACAAAGTGGTATCCATCATCTTCCCAGTTTGAAGGCATACTCAATCCACTATAATCATCTAACCAACCCCCTTGCCAGGTTGGTCTTGATTGAGAAGATGATTGAGAAGAATCTGTACCTGCTTTGCCCCCATATCTAATAAAAAATTGTCTATAACTGTTACTTTCTGCAAAATTAAAATTGCCGTCGTCATAGCCATCGAACCTTACTGTTGATCTTGCTACCAATTGATCTGTATTAGTAGTGTCAACTAATTCATTTAATAAATTTGATGAAGCTTGTAATTTTAAAAAGAATTTACCAGCGTATTCAGCTTTACCACTTTCGTCTTTTGTATTTAAAGTTTCTATAGTTATACCCTGTGCTAAAACTGCTATTCTTGGATTATCTTCATAATCTTGTTCGTCATATAACACTAAAACATCTTCACCAAATTCTTCTTCGAAGGTTACTTCAGCATCGTCATGAGAAGTACTAGTCGGACCAGTCCCAATTTGAAATGATTTTACAGTATAAACTTTTGTTTGTGCTCCACCTACATTCCATCTTATTTTTGAACCCGGTTTCATTGCGTCTTTAGCTTCTAAAGAAATACCATGGCTCCCCGCACTGTATTTATCCTCGTTATTTACTATTTGCACGTCACCAACGTTAAACATGTCTCTTATTATAATAGAGTTGTGATTTGGAACTGGTGTTGACCCAGGCTCTAAAAACCAAGCTTTACCACCTGATTGTGATGCTTGCGTTCCCATATATCCACCATCTCTTGTTGCATCATCAGGCTGCGTACTGTAGCCAGAATCTCTATTAAATTGTCTTCCAAAATTAAAGTATTCGGGAACATAATCGGGTCTTAATGGTTTAGCTAAGAAATCAGGTACGGTATTAAGTTTATCTAAAACTTTAAATTTAGTACCATCTTCACTTAAGTTATTGCCTGCTTTTTTCTTTAATAATAATATATCCTCTTCTTTTACTTTGTTAATTTCTGAAGATGGAAAAGATATATATATTGCGCCTTCGTCGTCTTGATAAAAACTATCTGCACATAAATTATATGTTGTTGAAGATATTTCTTTTATAAAGTATTTATAATTTTCAAATCCGCTTGCTCCCCCGTTAGTAACACTAACTTCAAATTGTGTTTTATTTTTAGCTTGATTAAAAGGAACTTTTATAATACCTGATTTATCAGTTAATACTGGTGTTTGCCTGCCATATTTGTCTATATATACAACACCCAATTGGTATGTTCTATTAGATTTAATAGATAACATTTGCTTTTTATCCTCTATATAGTTAGCATCCGTAGGATTGTATCTGTTTTTTAATTTTACATTAAAAATTGGATTTTCATTTGGTAAATTAAATTGATGTGTGTAATTACCATATATAATTCTATTTGCAGATATTTCTTGTGATTTAGCTTTTTTAGGAACGCTATCAAATAGTCTTAATAATTGATTTGCTTCAATTGTTTTGAATATTTGTTCGTCTTTTATTTCAAATGTGTCAGCTAATACACCATTTATTTTTTTAATTGTATCTACAATATATACATTGCTACTTAAAGAATCCTTATATAATACATCAACTTCTTCAACATCAGTACTAATATTATGGTTTAAATTTTGCAATTCTAATTGTCTTAATGTATTTGTCATTCCTACATTATAGCCATTTTTTGAATCGTATTCAAAATTTTCACCTATTTTATTTGAATCTGGTAAAAAAGCTGCTTTTGAAAATGGTGCAAAACAACTGTATTGTCCATTGGTATATTTATATCTATATGAAAATAATGGAAATTTTAATTCAAATAATGGCTCATCTTCTTCTAATATTGCTTGCCATTGAACAATACCACCCGGTACTGTTTCACTTATTGTTAATAATTCTGAATTAAAAAATGTAGCTTGTGCTACATATGTAGACTTTAATAATATTCTGGCTTCAAGCTTAGTTTCTTCATTACTAGCAGGATCAGTAAAAGTATGTGTTAATATAATTATGTCTCCTGGTTTGTAATTTGGCGCTAAAGAAAATGTACCTACAATATCGTCACCAGAATCTAAAGAATTATCTAATGCTGTAACTTGTCCACCACCATCTGATAAATCTAAATTAACTGTAACAGCTGTATTTCCTTGTGTCCCATTTCCACCTCTTGTAGAGCTGTCCATGTCTAGTGTTGGTGCTTGTAATGGGGATTTTTTAATAACAGTAATTCGTTCTTCTGATAATCCTGTTGTATTTGTAAGAAAATCTGTTGTTTGTGTTTTCCAATATGCAATATCAATTTGCTTTGGTTCATTTAAATTGTCAGTAAAATATAATACACCATCTAATATGTTTATACCTGTAACTAAATAAAATCTATTAAAATTTAAAGCACCTATGCTCCAATCAACCATAACAGGTGATAATGTATTTGTTTCAATATCGTATTCAGCTATTATGTCTCTATTTTCAAATGTGCCATTTATAGGGTGTATAAATTGATTATCTTGTATTAACCAATATATTTTGTTTTCTTTTGTATCTTTAGCATACCCAATGCAATATCCTGATGAAATGATAGATTCACCATTACCAGGAATTGATCCTACAGCAATATTGCCTAAAACATTTTTTAATGCACCTACGTCACTGCCCTCTGAATAATCAACGTCAATGTTTAATGCATCTCTATATTCACCATTAGGAACTAATCTTTCATCAAGGTCTTTATTCATTTTACCTTTTATGAAAGCGTTTTTAATTTCAGGCATATTCTAGTGTTTTAGATGTTTTGATTTACCTCTTAGTGTTTGTGTAAGCTCGGAAAGTTTTATATTTGATAATCTAAGTTTTGCTTTTCTAACGGAAGCAAACTTATCTTTTCTATATCTCATAACTAAATACTCAGGAGTATTTGATCTTGCTTCTAATATATAATATGCTATACATTTATACATTGCTTCCTCTGCTAACTTATGTACTTTCATTTCTGCATCTGTTCCTAAACCATCACTTATATATTTTAATGTTACAATTTTATCTGTTAAATTGCCAGAAAAATGTATTCTTGATTTAATAGGGTCAATATAAAATGACCCGTTTGAATTCATGTGTTGTGGATCTGAACCGTATCTTTGGCCATTTAATGTTTGAAAACTTCTATTATCTTCTAAATAAAAGTCATTTACAACATCTGTATCTGTATTTTGGTCTTTGTATTTTGTCCACGTTTCGGATTCATTAGCTTTTAATAAATTACCATCTGCATCAAATGTATAATTATACTGATCGTCCTGCAATATAGCTTCTGGATTACTAGTGTTTATTGTAGGGTATATAGGATGTTCAACGCCGCTTGTATCTGTCCAGCTTACTTTAACATAATTTACATAATCTTGCGGCAAAGCCATTACTAGTGTTGGTGGAATTTCAATTTCTTGTGATTTTTCAATCCTAAAAGTATCATAACTTAATTCCTGTAATGCTCTTTGAGCATAAAAACTTACGTTATTTCTTTTAATTTTAGGGATTATTTTTTCTTCACCAACATAAGATAGCATAAAATTATTTACAATATCTTTTAGTGATATAAACTGATAGCCCCCAAAATCGTTGCCTTCGTAATATGCTTGTTGTGTTTGATTAATTAACCCCATTTATTATGATTTTTCTTGTTGAATATTTTTAACATCTTCTCCACTTGCAATACCGTATAAAGAATTATCTTTAAGTATTACACCAGCCAATGCTAATATTTTTATAACCAAATCGGTTTCTTCAGAAGCATGTAATTCAAAATTAACAGAATTACTTGCATCATACGTACCTGTTACAGAATTATAAGCCCATGAAACTTCATTTGGTACCTTTGTGTAATTACAAGTAACGTTTGATGTTTTTTGTTCAATGTTTCCATTACTGTCTTTTCCGTATACCTCTATTCCGTCTACGTCTTTTATATACACAGGGAAATCATTTGTTGGCTGTGCTAATGGTGAAGATTTTACATATAACCAATCTTTTTGGCTAATTAATTCAGCTACAGCATTATTGAAGATAACACTACCTAATCTATATAAATCGCTAGGCAATGTTGTTCCGTTTGTTACAGTTTGATTTGTTTTTTCAAATAAACTTAATTTTTTTTCTAATATATCAAGCATATCAGAATATTCAGTGTCGTTACCTGGTATTCTACTAAACTGATTAATATCATAAAAATACTGCTCAAATATGTCCATCTGAGCTTGATTTGCAAGATAATTAAATTCCTGAGGCGTAATATAACCTCGTTGCTCTTTGTTTGTTATAGCTAATACTCTTTGGTATACTGTATTTACGTTTACGCTCATTATATGTTTATTATAGGTTAAAGGCCCACAATCGCAGGCCTCTTACCTACAATTGCTTACTTTAATTTCTTTTCAATAGTTTGATATACTTCAATACCTTCGTCAGTTTTAAAGTATGCCGCTAAAGCTGAATATGGATTTTCATCAAATGGAACTGTGATTAATTTTCTACCAGTTGATCCCCAAGTAAATGTTCTTTGGTCATTTGATAATTTAATAATCTTCATTTCAGTAGCTTTAATACCAATATTTCTAATATTAATATTATCGTCATTTGCTAATTCTAAGAACAATTTTGGATTACTTCGAGCAAATAGTAATAAATCTCTTTTAAGCTCCTTAGAAGTCATCTTAGATACCTTAGATCCTAATTCTGTCCTCATTATTGCCTCTGCATGATCAATTTCAATGCTTTGAGCTGCATTTAATGCTTCAATTTCAGCTTCAAGATAATCAATATCGTTTTCAGCTATTTGTACTGGATTGTATTCTATAAATTTAGAACCATTCCAAGGGTGATATAATGAAAGAAATTTTTGTAATGTTTGTTTTTCTTTTGGAACATATAACTGGCCATCTCTAAAAATAATATGACTCAGTCTTTCTGGTCCCTTCATTTCATCTTGAAATACTGTTTTTTGATTTTCACAATATTTGATTTCTCTTTCATAACCCAATTCTTCATCAAACCACATTAATCCTCTACTTTTTAATATGTATACTATAGGTGTTTTATTTAATGTTAATTCATAAATCCTATCTTTAATCTCCCATTTAGGAGCTTTATCTTCTTTTTTTGGTGGTGCAACCACTACGGGCTCCTCAACAGCCACCGCTGCTTTTTCTTTTTTTGCCATGATATAATAAAATAAAAATTAATAATATAGGGTTTGGGTGCCGAAGCACCCGTTCCCTATGTTAAATATTAAGAGTTGAATAATACAAAGTTGTTAGCTGCTTGTACTACTAAACATCTTTCTGATAGATAGTGTACTTCCATCTTATCATCTCCAGTTGTAGATGCTCCACCTACTGAACCAGTAATCCAAGATTTCATTCTTCTATCATCAGTTTCAGAAGCTCTATATCTTACGTGTAAGAAAGGTCTTCTGACGTTTTTACCTAATTGTTGGTCATACACTGAAGATGTACCTGCTGGAATTAAGATACCGCTTAATCCACCTACTAAACCTCTTGTAGACTTATCGTTAAGATATTTCCAGTCAGTTTTGTAGAAGTCATAAGAACCTCTTCTAAATCCAGAAAAACCTAAATTAAGCGCCATATCTTGTGAGTTTTCAAAAACACCAAAAGATAAACCACCTGTAATATTTGGGTTTAATCCTGCAAGCATATCATCAAAGTATAGATTAGCATCTCTGTCTAAGAATAACATGTTTTCTTCGATAGATCCTTGCTTATCTAATTCTTTTAATAATAAGTCAAATTCTGGTAATTTATCAACTGCTGGAGTTGTTGAATCAAATTGATTTGTAGCTATAAGCCCTCTTGACTCAATTGCAGAGAATAAACCTTCAGATCCTTCAGGAACAGCTGCATCGCCGCCGTTTTTCTTTTCAGCTTCGATCATTACCATTTCTAAATAATCTTCGTATCTTACTCTTGTGTCGCCTTCAGCTTTTAAATACCATAAGTAACCATTTTGTCCAGATTCTCCTGATACTTCTACCCAACCGATTTGAGCTGTGTCAGAACCATTTACTTCATAGTGATCTTTAATAATAAGTGGCTTATTAGTGAAAGATTTGAAGCTTGGCTCTACAGCATCAGTCATACTAGCTGTACCTTTGTTAAATTCAGAACCATAAACAAAGAATTTAATTGTTGCTGCTGTATCAGAAGATGTTAAAGATCCTATATCCTCTAAGTTAGCTCCGCCGTAAGGCTTAATAGTTAACGCAGATGTAGAAGCTTCAATACCAGCTGTTACATAACATTTTACAACTTCAGTTGCTGCACTTGAGTTACCTGTAACAGAAGCTACGATAGTTGCTCCTTTTCTTACAGCGTGTGCCTCAGCAGTACCTGAATCAATACCAGTGATTGTACCTACAGAACCATCTGTACAGTCTACAACACCATTATACGCTAAGTGTAATCTACCTTGCTCAGACCAAATAACTTGATCAGAAGCCATAGGCATTTCAGCACCTACCATTCTTAAGAATGAAGATACAGTTCTATTTCCGTATCTTTCAACTTCTTGCTCATATAGTTCAGGTAAATACTGCTGTGACCAGTTAGCACCACCTGCACCATGGAAGTTTAAGTAATTAGACGCAAGTGTTGCTTTTACCGCACTTGGGCTAATTATACTAGCAGCCGCTGGGCCGCTAAATGTAACGTTTGTTGCCATTTTTAATTAATTTTTAATAATTTTTAAGTTTTAATTTTAAACCCGATGAATTATCTCCACTAACTACTCTCGCTTTCATACCACCAACTTCAATTTCTTGATGACTGGATCTAGGATCCATTTTGATGTTTTTAGCAGACTTAACAGATTCTTTAATAGCATCTGCTTTGCCTTGCTCATAAAAGTGATTTGCGATAGCATCGGCATTCATCGCAGTAAACAAAGACTTATGATAACCGGCAGCGTCAGCCATTTCATTTTTTTCATTCAAGAACCTCTTGACAAAATTATTGATGTCGCTTTGAGTATTTTTAACCTCGTTCACATTTTTGACATTAAATCTATATCTTTTATCTCCAACATTATATTCAAAACCTTTGAATTGGTTATTGAAAAAAGATTTAGTTTTGTTGTCGAACACTTCTCTTTGAGATCGTGTTATTTTTTCTTGCTCTGCACTTTCTTCATTATATCTATTGAAAAAGTCCATTGCTTTTTGCTGTTCAGGTGTTAACCTTGACCCAGCTTTAATTTCTTTATAATAATTAGACTTTTGTGATTCAAGATGATTTTTTGCTTGCGCAACTTCTTCTTTAAAAGCTAATTTTTTTCTTTTTATATCTTTAGGCTCATCTATTTCTTCGTCATATGAAAATTTATCTTCTATTAAAAAGTTAATTTCATCTGCTGATAAATGAGGTTTAGATTTAGTGTAGTATTCGTGTAATAAAGACATGTCTTCAAATTGGTCATAATCTTTATTTAGTGCTACATAATCTTCTAAAGTTCCACCTGTTTCATTCATAAACTTAACTAAGTCTTGAATATTTTCAGGATATTCTATTTCTTCTTTAAATTCTGCTTTTTCAACCTGTTCAATTTGCTCTTCTTCTTGCTCTGCAGCCACTGCAGCCTCGTCATTATTGGTTTGTTCATCCGTTACTTCTTCTAATATTACTTCTTCTTCTTGTGTATCCCGCACATCTTCATTACTTTCTCTGGTAGGTTCTTCGTTTTGTATTTCTTCGACCACTTCTCCGCTAGTTTCGGGTTCGTTTTGTACAGGAACCTCATCTGTGCTTTGCTCTTGAACGGCATCTGTTTCTTCTTTAGGTTGTTCTTCAGTTACTGGTGGTTTTGAAAGATCCACCTTGTACACACCTGATTCTTCATCAAATCCGGCATTTTTTTGTACAATTTCTTCTTTTTCTTGTATAGATGGCTCTTCAGCATCTATAACTTTTGCTTCTACTTTTTCTGACATGATAAAATATTATATGATTATACATTATATATTACTTAGGTTCAAATGCACCTAAGCCAAATCCGCCACTTAATATATCATTACCCGATGATTCAAAGGGCTTAGCGGTTTGTTTTTGCGCTTTCGCGTCTTCTTTTATTTGCAATTGTTGAGCTGATGCTTGTTGTGCCATACCCTGTAATTGCATATTTATTTGAAATTCTAATTGCATTAATTCTTTTTTCATTTCTTTTTCAGCTTGAAGTTTAGACATTTCCATTTGACTTTTTGCTGATTCTAATTGAATTTTACTTTGAGTTAATGCTTGCTGTTTTTGTACTTCTGCCTGCGCTGCAACTTGTTGTGCCTGAGCGTTTGCTTGCGCTTGTGCTTGAATATTTTGCTGTTGTATTTTTTGATCTCTTTCTTGCTTTTTCTTTCTTCTTAATTTTAATAATTGATTTGCAAGTTTAATATTTTTAATTTGCCTAATATCAATAGCATCATCTAAATCAATATTTTTCTGACCAATTGCAACTTGAATATTATTTTCAAGCATTTGTTTTTCTTCTTCATCTGGCGCTAATTCTAAAAATATACCAAAATCATAAAGATGTAATTCAGTTAATTCCTGTAATGTCGCAACGTTATGTGCTCCAATACTTTGAATAAATGCATCTCTTGTTGGTGAATATTCTAATACATCAGATATTCTTAAAGATATTTTTTCTGCAGTTTCAGCAGTTAAAAATAATCCAGCTTGTAATATATGTCTTGTTGCTGTATTACTATTTGCTGCCGCAAGTTTTTGTACACCAACTAATGCATTTTTATCAGGCGTGCTTCCGTCTCTTGCTTCATTTAATCCAGTAGCATCCCTAATCATTTGCATATAATAGTTATATGTACTAATTAATTGTGCTAATTTATTTGCTCCTGCATTATTGCTTATTTCTTGAATAGGCACTTTGCCTGGATTCATATCACCTTCGGCTGTAAATGATCTACCAATAACAGAACCTGTTTGGAAAAACATATTCAATGCTTCTTGTGGATTATAATTTGTTCCGTTACCTAAATCAATTTCAGCTAAACCGTCTGCATCTAAATATACACCATCCGGTACCATTCTTGAAAGTACTTGTTGTATTTTTAAATGTGTTAATTGTATCATATCTGCAAAACCTGTAACTCTGCTTACTAATGATTCAATTCTACCATTATATACTCTTGGTGATACCAATGAGTAATTTAATTTAACTTTATTAACATCGCTTTTTTCTCTTAACATATTATCAGCAAGTTTCCATTCTAATAATATGTTTGACCCCGGTACAAACACGCCTTCATATAATACCTCTATGTTTTTAGCAATACGCTCAAATCTTAATTCACCATCAATAGGTGTTGCCATAAATGCATCAGACTTTTTAATAATTTTTTCAGCACCAGTAGAAGTTTGTTTTACTTTATAAACTTCGTTCATGTACGTTTTATAATTAAAGTACATAATTTGGACTGAATTATTATCTTTATTGTTTACTTGTGTATTGTATTTATTATATGTATTGTAATCTTGACTCCCTTGTTGTGTAATCTTTTTTAAATCCTCATCTGTAAGATTTGGAAATTGCATTTTAAGATCGTTAACATTTATATTTTTTATTTCACCAATATAATATATATCGTCATAATATGGTGATTCAGAATACGAATGCACTATGTTTGCAGGATCTACGTATTCAATTTTAATACCTTCTGACTGTGTAAAATTATTTTTAACACATCCAACACCTAATACTGTTAAATCATAAAATAACCTTTTCTTTATATTTTCGTAATTATTTTGATTAAATACAGTTTGTATTGCTTGTTCTTCAGCAATTTCAATAGCTTGTTTGTAATCAAGCTGCATGTGCAATTGTAGCTCTTCTTCGTTTTCTGGTAATGTTTGTGGATTATTATTGTATGTATTTAATCCAAATTGTTCTTGAACATAATCACTAAACTCTCTAGTGCGCATATCAGCAAGTATACTTTCCATATATTGTGTTCTTTTATTAACGCCATTAGGATCTTGTGAATACGCTTTTATATCGTATGTTCTTTCTGCAATACCATTTACAACTATATCTACAAATTTAGGTATAATAGGAACTGGCTTCCAATCTAAATTTAAATATGATAAATCACCATTGATAGATAATTCATCTTTATATTTTTGTATGCTTTGTTCTCCCCTTGCATATAATCTTAATTTATGATATTGGTTTTGATTTACAAAGAATCTATTAACCCCTCTGTCTTTCTTAAACCATTCATTTTCTATAGCTCTAGCCACTTTCAAACCAT